GAAGGAAGCAATAACCAAAATGCTTATGGATATTTGTCTGCTTTTACATCAGATGGTTTTACTGTAACAGAAGGTTCATCTGATAATGCTTATTGGAATAACAATACTGCAACCTATGTAGCTTGGTGCTGGAAAGCTGGTGGCTCTGCATCATCAAACACAAACGGAGATATAACATCAAGTGTTTCTGCAAATACTACTGCTGGATTTAGTATTGTTTCTTATACAGGTACAGGAACATCAGAAGATACGATTGGACACGGACTCGGTTCAATACCTAAAATGATTATAACTAAACAAAGAGATCAGGAAAATGGCTGGGGTGTTTATCATCACACATTAGGAACAGGAAAAGAACTTTATTTAAATTACACTAATGGAGAAGGTTCATCTAATTTTTGGATTACAACACCAACAACTTCTGTATTTAGCGTATCAGCTTCTGATTATGTTAATGAAAGTAGTTCAACTTATATTGCTTATTTATTCGCACCTAAACAAGGCTTCAGCAAGTTTGGATCATACACCGGTAATCAAAATGCTGATGGAACATTTGTTTATACAGGATTTAAACCAGCTTTTGTTATGGTAAAACGAAGTAGTGATACTGAAGATTGGCATATGTTTGATAATAAAAGAGAAGGCTATAATGTTGATAATGACTTCTTACAAGCTAATACAACTAATGCTGAAGCAACTGATGATAATATAGATATTTTATCAAATGGATTTAAATTAAGAGGTACTGGAACTGATGTAAATCGTTCTGGTCATACATACATCTACATGGCATTTGCCGAGGCACCGTTTGTGAACAGTAATGGCGTACCAAATAACGCGAGATAATTATGCTACAAAAATTAAAATTTCAACCTGGATTCAATAAACAAGTTACTGCAACTGGTGGCGAAGGCCAATGGGTTAGTGGTGATTATGTAAGATTTAGATATGGCTCACCTGAAAAAATAGGTGGTTGGGCTCAATTAGGAGATATAACTTTAACTGGAAGAAACACAGCTTTACACCATTTTGTTAATGCAGCTGGTATTAAATATGCAGCCCTTGGAACAAATAGAATGCTATATGTATATTCTGGAGGAGCTTTTTATGATATTACTCCTATTAAAGCTACAACAACTTTAACAAGTGCTTTTACCACAACACAAAGCGATGCAACAGTTACATTAACTTTTTCATCTGCTCACAATATTTCTAAGTACGATATTATTTATTTAGATAATTTTTCATCTATTACTAATTCAAATTTTGATGAAGATGATTTCAATGACAAAACTTTTATGGTTACAACTATTCCAAGTTCAACAACACTTACTATTGAAATGGGATCAGCTGAATCTGGATCAGGAGCTAGTACTTCTGGTGGAATAAGAGTTCAACATTATTATTCAATTGGTCCTGCAGTTGAGGCGTCAGCCGCTGGTTGGGGTCTTGGATTATGGGGTGGTACTGTTGCTGGTGAAGCAACATCAACTCTAGATGGTGCATTAACTTCAGGTTCATCTAGTATTGTTTTAGATGACTCATCAGCTTTTCCAGCTTCTGGATCAGTATTAATAGACAATGAAAGAATTGCATATACTTCAAATACTACTGGTACAGGAACTTTATCAGGTTTAACTAGAGGATCAGATAACACAACAGCCGCATCACACTCTGATGCAGCAACCGTAACTGATGCTTCAGAATATACTAAATGGGGAGCCTCACAAACAGGTGATATTATTACAGCTCCAGGACTTTGGTCCTTGGACAATTATGGAAATAAACTGATTGCAACCATTGTTGATGGTGCAACTTTTGAATGGGATTCAGATGGTTCAACATCTACAAGAGCAACTATTATTGCTAATGCACCAACAGCTACAGTACAAACTTTAGTATCTACACCTGATAGACACTTAGTATTTTTTGGAACAGAAACAACTATTGGTACAACTTCTACTCAAGATGATATGTACATTAGATGGTCAGATCAAGAATCAATTGATGCAACAACTTCTTATGCACCTTCCGCAACCAATACCGCTGGTACACAGAGACTGGCCGATGGAACACGGATCGTGGGAGCATTAAGAGGTCGGGATGCAATTTATGTTTGGACTGATACATCTTTATTTATTATGAGATTTGTTGGTGCACCTTTTACTTTCTCATTCCAACAAGTTGGTACGAACTGTGGATTGATTGGAAAAAATGCAGCCGTTGAGGTTGATGGTTCTGCTTACTGGATGTCAGAGAATGGTTTCTTTAGATATACTGGTAAACTAGAATCTTTAGGATGTTTAGTTGAGGACTATGTTTATGATGATATTAATACAGTTCCTAAAAATCATATTTATGCAGGACTTAATAACTTGTTTGGTGAAGTTACTTGGTTTTATCCAGGGAGTGGTGCTGCATCTAACAATAGATCAGTAACATATAACTTTATGGATTCAACACCTGAACGACCAGTATGGACTACAAGTTCATTGGCTCGATCTACTTGGGCAGACTCATCTATATTTGGAAAACCACATGGTACTGAATATGATTCAAGTGCTACAAGTGATGCAACAGTTGGTAATACGGATGGCGTTTCAATATACTTTGAACACGAAACAGGACAAGATCAAATTAAAGCAGGAGCAAGAACGGGTATTTCAGCAAGTATTCAATCTGGAGATTTTGATATATCTATGGGTCAAGGTGGTGGAGCAGATTTAAGAGGTGATGGTGAGTATATGATGAAAATTAGAAGAGTACTTCCAGACTTTTTAACTCAAACTGGAGATGCAAGAGTTACATTAAATTTAAAAAATTATCCAACAGATGCAGAAGCAAGTTCATCTTTAGGACCCTTTACATCTTCAACAACAACGACTAAAATAGATACAAGGGCTAGAGCAAGAGCTATCGCTTTAAAAGTAGATAACACTAGCACACAACAACATTGGAAGCTTGGAACTTTTAGATTAGATATACAAGCGGACGGAAAAAGATAATGGCTACAGATAAAAGTTTAAGACAACATTATGCAATACAGGGTGGTGGACCTAATTATTTAGGTAAGCAGAAAATGGTTACTGCTCCTAAGAAATGGTTATCATCTCCAGATCATGAACCTGCAGAACTTGCTTACATTACTGAAAAAGAAAAAGATATATTACTTGATTTGAATCTTTATGGTTCATTAAAAGATGGCAAACCTAACCGTGGTCCATCAGGCATCATGTCTCTTCAAGGAGATATGGGAGGATATGGTGGAACTGGCGGAGGAGGCTCTTCTGGAGGCGGAGGAAACGGCGGAGGCGGCGGTGGTGATGCAAGAGAACAATACATTGCACAACAATATACTAGACCAGCACCTCAACCAACATTTTACAAAGATCCAGATCCAGTTACAGAAGTAGTACCTGGAGATAAAACATTTGAACCTGTAGAAAAATATATTCCAAACATTGGACCTTCTTTACATGGAGATATGAAAGAACCTGAAGAAACAATACAAGAAATGATTGCTAGACAACAAGAAGAAAAATATGGTCCTCTTGCAGATCCAACTAAAATGGGTGAAACCATAGATAAAAGAACACAAAAAGAAAAAGATGAAGACTTTGAAAGAGACCAAGACTGGGATTTAATAAAAGAAATGTCTGATAAAGGATATAGCTTTGAAGAAATTAAAAAGGCAGTCGATAAAGGATTGACACAAAAAGCACCAACAACCGATACCCGTAGACAAAATTTAATTAATACTGGTTTAAGAAGTATTCAAAACATAGTTCCAGAAACAGGGTTGGAAAAAAGTCTTTTAAATAGAATGAAAAGCTTTGTACCAGGAGCTGGAACAGGTATTATGAGTAATTATATAGGCCAAGGAAAAATGTTTGATCCTAAAAAAATGGCAATGAATTTTGCACTTAGTAAAATGGGACTAGGTTTTCTTAATCCTATTTTAGGTATTGCTTCTTTATTTGGTTTTAAAAATCCACTTGCTAATATAGGAACAAAATATGCTGGTGTTCCTAGAAAAAAAACTGATACTCCTACTGGAGGAGATGGTGGCGATCAAAATATTATGCAAGCTCAAGTACCTAAAGATGTGATAAGCAAAGGTGTTGAAAAATTTTCACCAAAACAATTAGATCTTTTACAACAAAGATATGCCGAATTAAACAAAGTAATAGAATCAGGTGAACACATGGGACAAAAATTAAATAATAATCAATTAGCTACACTTACACAAACTAGTAAACAAATGAAAAATTTCTTAGTAAGTGAAGTTGGGGGAATGAGACTAACATAATGGCTAGAATAGTACAATCATTAACACAACCTTTAGAGAAATACGATCAACAGATACAACAATCATTTGTTAGAGATGTTGATAGTATAGTACAAAAATTAAACACATCTTTTCAACAAGATTTAAAAGAAGAGGCGGAAGCGGAAGCTTTCTTTTTTGGATAATGGCTAATACATTTGTAAATAAAAAGAAGGATTTAACAAGTACAAGTGCTACTATATTGTACACTGTGCCATCAGCTACAACTGCTGTTGTAAAATCAATAATAGTATCTGAAGATTCAGGTAATGCTGATACTATAACAGTGACTATAACTGATACAGATGACGCTGTTTTTAGCCTATTTAAGACTAAAGCAATATCTGCTAATGCAACAACCGAAT